CCTGTACCTGTACCTGATTCACCTGTACCTTCATCAATTATAAGGCCGCCGCCGCCGCCGCCGCCGCCGCCGCCGCCGCCGCCGCCGCCGCCACCGCCAACCCCATTAATGCCTACGTTTATATTTATATTATATTTACCTTCGATAATTGCTTTTAGTTTTGCAATTATGTCATCTAAATTATCTGTAAACTTTATGTCAGGTTTAAGAGCTGCTAGGGCGTCTATAGATGCTTTATCCGCTGCAAAACCAGCTGTTTTTAATAGCTGTAAAACTTTTTCTAAATTCATCGCATCGTCATAGCGACCCTCAGTAGCAGCCTTTAGAGTCTTTATAGCCTCCTCGTCTGTCTGATAATCTGAAATCTTGAGCGCTGATAATTGCAATACGCGGTCTCTGTCTGTCTGTGAAAGTTGACGACGTAACGCAGCCTGTAAATTAATCGCATCTATGTCGAACTTAAACTGTATAGAGTTACGTAATCTTTCAAGATCTGCGCTTCGCTTCTTTTCTTGCGCTCTTTTTGCCTCATCGCGTTTTAGCCTTGCTATTTCTGCGGCTCGTAATTTAGCTAGACCTGCCTCTTGTTTAGCTAATTGTGTTAATTTAGCTTGATCCTGTAATGCTTTTCTTTGTAATGCACCTGCGGCTAAATCAGCTTTGAGCTTAGCATCTGCGGCTCTACCTGCATCGCCGTAATCTATTCCTGCTAGACGATCTAATAAATCAAATAACGCTAGGACAGGCCTGCTATTTGCTAGCTCATTAAATTTACTTGACACCCTATCTATTAGACCTACAGCTTTACCTAGAGCTGTTCCAAAAGCCTCTCCCAGAGCTATCATCTTTTCTTGAGTTTCCTCAATACTAAGCCCAGATGCCTCCAAGCCCTCGACAAATCCTTTACCTACTGCTACCTGAGTCTGCTCGAAAGCTATTTTTAGTTTATTTATTTTGTCTGCGAAAGTGTCTACCTGTTTAGACGAGAAATCAGCCTCTAGCTCTTTTAGTACGTCAGCGAAATCTTTACCTTTTAGCTCAGCCGTCTCATAACCTATACGCAGCTTTACTAAAGCTTTATAATCACCGACAAAAGCGCGTGAAAGGGCATTACTAACGTCAGTTAACTCTAATCCTTTTTGTCTACTAATTTCAGTAGATAGACTTAATAATTTCTGGGCGTCTGTAAGCGTGTATGTAGTCTGGATTAATTTTTGTAGAGCTGGATTTAGCTCATTTTGAGAGACACCTGACGACAGAGATAAAGCGCGAGTAAAATCACTAGCCAGAGAAGAAGCGAAAGCTAGACCTAAATTAGTTAATTCAGACTCTAGGCGCTTAGTAGATTTCTCTAAGGTTGCGAATTGATTTACAGACTTTTTTACGAAAGCGCCAATAGCTACAGCGCCAAAAGTAAGGCCTAGTCCCTTTCCAAATTTTGTTAATAGTGTTTGCGATTTCTTTGTAGCCTTATCTAAATCCTTAAAGCCTTTATCTTTTAGTCGCGTAATAAAATCGACTGCTACCTCTTTACGACCCATTACCATTATTTAACACCTCTTATAAACTTATATAAGCGCTGGTCTATTACCTTAGTAATTTCATTTCTAACCTTATCGCCTAATATAGCCTCAGCCTTATAAATAAGGCGTTTTGGAGCGCCTGCTACTTTTGGAAAGAAAATCCTAAAATCATCCTGAGCCTTATAGTTACGCGATACGCTTTTTGTCTTAGCCTGCGAGGTCTCTTTACCAGATCCTGCTAGCTCGTAAATAGCGCCTCCTGGCGTGCTGTTAACTAAAGCTAGAGCTGCGACTGCTACTTTGTTATATCCAAAAGGCGTCTTATTAATAGTAGTGCGTCTAATCTTTATACCTCTAGCTACTATTGCAGGTTGCCACGTCCAGCGTAGAGGATCCCTAGATCTATGTACTTTGTCATTTATCCAGGCAGGGGATGAGTAGTCTGGCGGCTGTTGAGCGAATACGTCTCTATCTTGATACTGAATAGAGCCAGGTACGAAGGTTTTAGCTAATTGCTGCATAGGTTTTACAGCTTCATTAAGACCCTTATTAAAGTCTTTTCTTAATTGAGGATTAATAGCCTTTAGCTCTTTTACTAATTTATCAAAGTCAGCGATTAGTATGGACTCACTAGCTCTAGCCACTAGCGCCTCCCTTTCATCGAACGCGGTTTATTACGCGCCTGAGCCTGCTCCTGCAGTATAAACTTTATAGCTGCATATATAGCAGGGTCGCATTTTAGTAGCTCATTAGGTGAGATACTCGTCGCTACCGACACAGCTGCGACCTCCCATATGTCGCCGCGTCGGTCTATCCATTTTTTGAGTCAATGACGAAATCTACGTCTTTATATTGATTTAAGAAATCGTCATCTAGAGCAGCTGTAGTCTCACCTTTAGCGGTTATCAGATAATGCGCGAACCACCATAGATCACTTTCACGCTGATCCTCAATTAGTCGCTTACGCCATCCAGTCTTAAAGTGACTCTCGAAAGCCACCTTAGCCGCTGGCGTAAGCTCGTAATTTACCTCTTTACCGTCTTTTTTAGTTACTTTAATTAATTGCGTAGCCATTTATGTCCCCTATCCTAGTTAATTAAGATGTAGCTTTTGTAAGAGCAGTTACTGGAAGCGTAATCGATGCAGTCATTGGACTATCGATAGTTCCGTTAATTGGCTGCCACTGAGCAACCAAAACAGACATAGAGTAGCGAGGGTTGGTCGCTGTTACTGTGCCTGATACTGGGATCAGCTGAATAGCTAATTTTGTACCTAGTGCATCCTCAAAAATTGAGTTAACGCTAGATGCAGCAAAATCGTTAAACACCTCTAAAGTAACGCTAGGACGTTCGATACCACCGATTAGGTTTTGTACTGAGTCAGTCATAGCGGTAATTTCTACGGCATCAATTTCTCGCGACAGGCTGACCGCGCTAACGAAAGTGGTAATAGTTGTAGTGCCTGCGACTACAGCTACTTTATTACCCATAAAGATCGCCATTTATTTCTCCTTTTATTTAGCCGATCAATTCGACATTATACCGATACGCAAGGTAGTCGATACTAGCCACCTGTACAGATCCAGCGGTAGCGGATGTTACTCGCAGGGTTTGGACAGCGCCGCTAAGTGTTGCATCTGCCTCGATCGCGGCTTTTACCGAGGTAGAACCTGTTGACGCTAGATAACCGTCTAGCTTTGTCTGTCCAGCTGACTCGCTCATACGTCCTACAATTAAAAGTATTGTACAGGTAGCGTTATCAAAACCACGATTAAAGGTGGCGTCAAAATTGAGATCTAACTGACCTACTACTGCACCTGGGACGTTAACAGAGTCTGGAATATAATCGTAAGTCTTTAAGCCTGTAATAGTTGCTAGTCGCGTTTTAAGATTAGCGCGTACTGTCGATGGAACCATTAAGCTACGACCTCTTTTTTATAAGCTCTTACCATCGCAGTAACGTCTCGACCTAGAGGACTCATACGAACAGCTCCTAAATCTCCTAGACCTAAGATGCCGCCTGGAGAGTCTTTACGCTTATATAAGTCAGCTGTAAGTATTTGACAGGCTGTCTCTATGTCATCTGGGACGCTAGGCCATCCCCATCTAGCAGTAACCTCAACACCTGGACGCAGACCATTACTAAAGAGTCCAGGGAATATAGGCCAGACATAAGTAGTGTTAACCATTGTCAGCTGAGTAAAAGGTCTACCTAAAGATGAGGCCGTAAGTGGATCTAGTAAGAAATCTGTATCCACCGTTAGCGTGGTCTCAAAGACGCCATCTCCATCGTCGTCTATCTTAACTACGAGACTGCTAGACGTTCCAATATCATCGACGTAAGTAAATAGCTCACTATAAGCGCGATATTTACGCGCCGAGGCAGTACTATCTAAATAAAAACGTCTATTAGCTATGCGATCAATACTGCGAGAGGCAGACTCAATAAGTCCCTCTAATAATGTATCGTCTGAGCTATCTGTAATACTTAAAAAAGTTTTCATCGCGTTAAGCGTCGTGTAACCGTTAGTTATAGCCATCCAGGAGCCTCATCGTCAATAGGGACAGGTATTTTCGAGAATAGGTCATTACTAAAGTGTTTTCTAATATCACTCATAGCACGCCCCTTAGATCCTGGATGGNTATAACCACTGGGAGGCCGTAGCCCCCCAGATGGTTTTNTTAGCANTAGAANNTAGGTGCAGCTAATCCAGTTCCGTTAATTTGCGCGAACGCTTTAGGATAACGTAGAGAGGTATATGCGAACATACCGTACATAACGATATTTAGCGCGACCTTTCCATTTGGTTCCTCGAACGTAACGTATGTCGGACTACCAGTCTCCTCGAATAGGTGAGACTCGTTGAGGTCGACGATATGAATAGTGTCTTGGTTAGTACCAGTTCCAGCCGCAGTAGTGATGTTTGCGTCTGTGATGACTGGTAGACCGAGAATCGAATAACCTGAGTTATTACCGTAGTTAGGGTATCCCTCACCTGAGCCAATGGCATTTACAGGATTATACGCAGTCGGTACGACTAGCGGACGACTCTGACCATCAAGACCAGCAAGCAAAAAGCCAAGACGTCTTGGATGCATCAAGATAGCATTTGGTGACGAATAGATATTGCTCTGAATTTGTTGAATAGCGTCTGCTAATTTTGGATATAGGCCTGCGACTGTACCAGTGGTAGCAGTGTAGGTTACTAATATTCCTGTGGTCATATTCTGGATTCCTAGAGGTTGTCCATTAGATCCTGTTCCATTTAGGATCAAGTTATCTAGCTCTGTGTTATATGCACGCATCAAGTCACTTAGAATAATTGACTCCAGGTTATATCCACGTAGTAGAGCTTGCTTAGATACGCTGTTTTGTCCAGCGACAGTATTTACGTTAATTGTAAGTGTGCTGTCTTGCGGATCTGTTGATACAGCCGCTGTGTTTTGTGAAGTTTGAGCCGCGACGCCTGTACCAGTGCCAATAAGAGATAGCACGACTGACATACCCTGCGGTGGCAAAGTGTGACGACGTGACGCATCTGCGAACGGACGACCAGCGCGTAGCTTAGGTGCATACAGATCTACTAGATACTGTGGTACTACTAAACCGCCAAAATTGGAAGTTCCAGCTGCTCTATACTCTACGTTCATTTCTTGCTGGTGGCGACGGATACGATCCGCTGCATCTACGTCAGTGTTGAAATGAGCCTTAACAGCATCAGCTAAAAAGCTGTATTCGCTGCGCTGTGAATATGTAGTAGGTTCGCTAACTACTTTAATAGCTTCGCGCTTTTCGCTAGCTGGTTTTGTGCTATCTACCTTAGCGGCTAGATCTGCAGCCTTAGCGTTGCGTAGTTCCATATCTGAAATCTGCTCGATTCTTTCGTCGAGCTTCTTTACTTCAAGGTTTAGAGCTTCGATATTAGCTAGCTCTACCTCTGTCACGTCGCGAGTTTCATCTGCGGCGCGGTCTACGATCGTCTGGATCATAGAGGTCTTAGTCTCGCGCTTTTCGCGTAGACCATCTAAAAAGTTATTTCCCACGTTTTACTCTCCTAGAATAAAAGTTAATTATTTGTCGTAGAGGTGTCGATCTGTAACGTGGCGAGGTGTCGCACTATGCGAGGTGTCGCACCTGTTAAATCGAGGTGTCTTACTCTATGAATATCTTACTATATTTTGCGTAATAGTTTTAGTATTGCTAAGGCTCTGTCTGTCCTATTTTCGTTTTTCTTAGCTATGTTATCTGCCCACGATTTACCAGGATCTCCACCCCATAGAGCCCAGGCGATACGACCATTACTAGGGTAGCCATCCTCTCCTGGGCTAAAGCCTTTACCTTTTTTATCTACTTCGTGACGTGCAAAAAAAGACCGCATCCGTAAGACAGTCTCTAAAGGTAAAGATTTACCGCCTGCAATATCTCGCGCTCTAGCTATTCCTACAGCTGTACCACCGCGCCCATATTCTTTACGCCAGTCTAAGCCTCGCTGCGCCTCAGCTCTCATAGCCTCAGTAGGTTTATAGCTTTGCTGACGTTGAGCCATTGGCTCCCAGGCATTACAGTAATAATTAGCTGCTATCTCATCATCCCATTTAATGCAGTATCCTTCGACATTAAAACCGCAGTTACCGCAGTTACGACCCTCTGGGACGTCTTGACTATCTGCAGGTCTGTAATTATCAGGTAAAGCTCTTTCGCCGTACTCAGCTATATTTACCGCTGCTAATTGATCCTGCGCCTGAGCCTCTGTCCTATGACAGCCTATAACCTCGTTATTAGAGTCTTTGACGACTGCGTAACCATCACAGTCAGGATGATTATTTACGATGCTGTATGGCATCTAAAATCGCCTTAGCTGCGTCGAGTCGAGGTGTACCTAGTGGCTCCTGTGATCGCACGCCGTTAACGGTTGCTAGATCTCCATAAGCGCCAAAAGTAACTAGAGATACC